TTGTTTCCACCAGAAACAGAAGCATCTAAAGCATTTTCTCCAAGAACAGTGTTACCTGCAACAGAGTTTGCACCTTTACCTACAGTAAGAGAATTTATTGTTGCATCAGCAGTTGTCGTAACACCACCAGTAAGTGTTCTTAAATCAATCCAAGCATCATTTGCTGAATTACGCATTTTTAATAGATTATTACTTGTATCAGCCCAAAACATATATGCAGCAGTGGTACTGGGAGCAGAACCAGAACTGTTATTTGTTAATATCGCTTCCAGTGGAGTTATCTATAACATAATCGTGAGTAGCCATTACCTAATCCAATTTTTTATCTAAGTATATCTTAATTCAACTCTAACTACCACGCCCAAATCCCGTTGCAGCATATTTGAAATTTCTATTAACAAAACTAGAGCCATTCTTTATATCAATAGTAAATCCTGTTCCAGAAATGCTGGACAAGGCAAAGAAATCTCCTGATTGTGCATTTTCTATAGTAATTCCAATATTAGGCAAGAAAGCAGAAGTAGATCCTCCAAGCTCAGAAGTTCCTGTAAAGAAAGCGTGTTGGAACGTAACTGCCTTACTTGACGTTCCAGATGCAATCGCAGTATTTACAGTTTCAGTTCTGCTATCAAGCTCTGCTGTATAACCTAATTGATCCACCTCAATAGATTGTGCAGGATCATCTGAATCCATTTGGCATCTAAATCTAAATCCTCGACCAATAAATGTTCCGTTAGCAAGGGTGTTGAATTTAGTAAATCCTGCTCCGATATTACAGTTACTACTTGATATTGTTGCACTGGAAGATGCTGTAACAGTAAAAGTACTACTACTTGGTACAGATTGAACCTCAAAATATCCATCAGTTGCACCACCACTTGTAAAATCAATATCGACAAAAGTGCCAGCACTGAATCCATGACTAGATTTTGTTACTGTTATTGTCGTTCCAGATTGCGTGTAAACAGCAGTATCAGATGTAGCTGGATCGCTGTCAGTTGTTGCTACCAGTAGTTTTGCATTGACATCAAATGCAGTAGCACCATCAAAGTCTGTCCAAGTATCAATATTTGCTGATCTTTTATCAATCAAATCATTAGGATAAAAACCTTGTGTTACAAAATGACGTTTTAATCTAAGTGGCTGTTTACCACCTAAATCCAGCTTAGAAGCAAAATCATAATGACCACCAGTAATATCAACAGCACCCAAGAAATCAAAATCAGGAATAGTATCAAAATCCGTTACATCATCTAATGTTTCTAACGATCCAAGAACAAGTCCGTTTACATCATCAGAAAAGAAACAATCAACTTTATCTCCAGCAAAAGGTGTCGCATCAGTATCTTCTCTATCTGCTAATACAAGTAACTTAGGTACAGGATCAGGAGTAGTTACAACAACAGAAGTCTCTCCAGAACTTAGTCTGCCACCATCATCCCTGAATTTAAGAATATATTCGCCATCTACTGCTGGTACTAATGTCTCAGATACGTTTCCTGGTAAAGCAGGAATAATATCAACAGAATTAGTAAATGTACCCGTTCCATCTGTAAGGTTACTATGTCTTACAACTACGTTTCCACCATGCGTAACATCAATATCTGTTGCTTTATCAAAACGTAGTCGTACAAATTGATCTGATACTGGTTCAACAAGTAATCCTGTAACATCCTGTGGAACTGCTGTCTTACCTACGGCTTCAAAAGTTAAATTAGTAGAAGTTGCTGATAGTTGATCTAAGACATTGTATGAAAATACTTGGATCGTATAAGTTCCTTTTCTACTGTTCATTATTTCAAAATCAGGTCTTGATACTTTTTCGCTTATAAAGTTTTCATCTTCAAATCTGTAATTAACCTGATACTGCACAACACCGACAATAGGTTGCCAACTAATAACAATCTTTGATACAGCCTGATTATTGATAGGAAATATTCTTTCAACAGCATTTAAAGCAGAAGGAGGTTCAGTAAGAGAATTTAGTTTAGATACAGTTCTTGCCGTTAATGCTTCGCCATCTTCAATAAACGCATACTTATCTTCAACATAAGATAAGGCTGTAATTGCATAATTTATGCCATCCTGTTCTTCTACTGTTATTACTCTAAATAATTGAGATTGAGTAGTGACGTTAGATATAAGGAAGTTTGCATTTACATTAGGAGTTTGAGAAAAAGCGGAACTCACAGTAATAGTACCACCTGAGACAGATGAGATTGCCTTACTTTCAAACGATCCATCGGGTAAAATTACAGCTAGTTTTGCATCTCCAATGGGATTACCACTAGCGTCTACAGCTAAATCAGTAGCAGAGGTATCATCAACAGTAACAACAGTTGTAGAAGTAACAGCAGATAATCTTCCACCTCTTCTTACTCCTGCTCTTACTGGATCTTGAATTTCAATAATCGCACCTGGTCTTACAACCGCACCAGAATCAATAGAAGTGGCAAACGCAACAACTTCACTTTCGTTCTGCTCTGCGAATAATATTGCTTTTCCTAATCTTCTAGCCTGACCTCTTGAAGTACAGGCAAACGCTTTCACTTGTTTTACAACAGTTCCTATTTTAGATATTGCAGTTGCATCTTCAACAACTTCAAAGTCAACTTCCTGACTATCCATGTTGAAATATGAAACAGATATAACACTATGTCTTGTTTTCAAGCTACTACCAGAGTATGAAAATCCTTCTTCAGTTACATTTGACAAGGTAAATAAATAACTTGGATCGGTAGGTTTATCTTGAGTAATTGTTATTGTTCCAGCAGACCAAATTGGCATACATCTCATCACACCTGCTAATTCATTTATTAAAGAAAAAGCTTCTTTAGGACTTTGAATATTTACATTGCAACTAAATCTAGCTTCCTGCCCTCCAGCACCATCGTCAACAAGAGTATTAGCAAACTTACTGGCATTTACAAAGCTAAAAAGATCAAGAGAACTATCTGTTATATGATCTCCAAATCCGTACCTTGAAGTAGTGAGAAGGTCAAGTAACACCATCGCAGGGCATGAACACCATTGAGCAGCACCCATTACTCCATTAAAAATATAACCATCTGGATAAATAATTCGACCAGTTGTACTATCAACAGTAGGAGTACCAGAACTGGATGCACCTGCTCCTGGAATCCTAACTTTGATACCTCTGATTCTAAATTTACGAGCAGGGATAGAACTAAACTGCATCGAATCTAGTCTTATAGAACTATATGCACTATTCAAATATGTAGAAGCATCATCAATAATTTCTCCAAAACTTGTCCACTGAAAAGCATCTCTTAAATTAGTATCTGTACTATCTGCTGTGACTCTGCTAACTCTTATATCAACAGGAAACGATCCAGTAATATTTACACGATAATCTTTTTGGTACGCATCTCCACTTCTACCTCTAATGGTATCAGTAATAAGATCAGTAAAACCACCAGAATTATATTGAACAGCAATCTTAAGCTGAACAGAGGAACCTAATAAGTCTCCAGCATCAGTAGCCTTTTGTAATTGTGGAAATGTAATAGATACTTTTACAGCATCAACATTTGTATTTGTTATCTGACGAGTAACAGGAGTGCTTGCAGTAACTTCGACACCAACGCTTGTTGTTGATACACTACTTTCGATTCCAGGGATCTTTGTCTGATCTCCAGTACCAAATCGAGGTGTAAATTTTACGTCTTGAAAATTAAAATCTGTGGTCTGTGGATCTGTAGAATCTGCTGAAGCTCTTAGTACTGGAGTGTCATTAAGAAAAACATCTTTTAATGCAGCATTATTATATGCAGTTGTACCTTTTGTTCTTCCTTCTTTTGATGCTGTTGCAAAACCTTCTATCTCTCCTTCAGAAACAAGGTCAAGAAAAGTAGCAAACTGTCTACTATGAAGAGTATCAGGTTCTCTGGTCGGTTGGGGAGGAGATGGAGGTGGATCATTACCTTTCGCGCCTCTAATAAGATGTTTCTTTTCAATCATGCTTGTACCTGTTCAGTATCAATACCACCACTTATTACAACACTACCAGTAAATATCTCTCCGTAAACTAAAGGAACAGGAGTTCCTGCTCTTCCGGTCTGCTGCGTTCCACCAAAACTAAATGATAATTTTGGATTCTCTTCTGATTCAAAATCCTCAATTTTAGGTAAAGGAAACAACATATCACTCACACCAGATAAAACAAGAGCAGCACCTAATCCAGCTAATCCTTTTTGAATAAAACCCACTTTGGCAAGACCTTTAGAAAAAGCAACACCTAATCCTGCTGAAGTTCCAATAGGTAAAAATGATAGGCCAATTAATGCTGCACCTAATAGTATTTTTCCAAATCCTCTACCAGCACCAGTAATAACTGGAACAAAATGTATATCTTCCTGTCCAATAGGATGAGAAAGTTCTGATTCATCTACTGCATAATTACCAACTTTTACCTGATAATATTTAGGATTCATAAATCTATCTATTCCTTCAAAATTATTTACTAAAAAACTAACAGCATGAGCTAAAGTATCAGCTTTTACCTCAAACTCTTTATGTCCTACAAATTCTGCAAGTTCTCCGTATAATTTTATTTTACGAAGCATAACGATACCTCTTTCCTGTACATTTTAATAACCACGGAGAATATGGTTCTCTACAAGATAGTCTATCGGTTAAATGATGTAATACTTCATCTCCAAGAAAAATAGCTACATGATTTAAAGTTGAATCTAAAATACTCATCAATAAAACATCTCCAGTTTGTAATTTTTCATCTGGTCTTAGTTCTCTAAAACCTGTTCTCCACGCATAGCTTTCAAATAAAGGATCTTTCATAAACTCTTCTGGAGTAATAGTTCTTTCATAATCTTTTAACTCTATTCCTCTTTCTTGTTTGTAATAGTCTCTAACTAAACTCCAACAATCTGTAATACCCCATACCCATTGCCTACCAAGTAAAGGTGCTTCATATCCTTGTGGTTCGTAATATCCCCATTTCTTTGTTTTTGGATTAACAATATGCCACGGAAGTTTACTCTGTTCACAGGCAACTTTATCTGCTTGACTAGCTTCTGGAGGTGTTGTCGGGTGGCTATGAACAACAGCAGTAACTTCTCCTATATTTGTAGCTTTTACATAATCTTCTGGATCAAGAATAAAACATTGATGTGCTGTCATGGAAAGATTACGGCAAGGATAATATCTTTCTTTTCCCCGAATATTTAACAAAAGACCAACAGATTCTTTTGGATCTTCTGTTTCAGCATGATTAAGTGCAGCCTCTTTCCAATTCATGTTGCAATCGTACCAATAGAAGGAAACTCGGCTCTAGTGCATTGTCTATTTGGAGCACGAATACCAGCAAGATCAAATATAGAAGCTAATTCAAACTGAACCACATCTCTATTTTCTGCTGATTTTCTGTCTATTTTATATATTTCCTGCGGAAACTCTGCTGTAGAATCTGGTGTTCCATAAGGATTTATGTCTCCAGGAAAGTTAACAGCATCTAAAAATCTTGCAAGAGTTCTGATACGAGTAACAGTTGCACCAGTAAGATCATTACCAGCAGTTGTTGTGTTTACATTTAATAAAATAGCTGTAATCGTACCAAGAGCATTGCTGACAGTTAATGTTGGTCTAGGTAACATTCCTTTTTGAAAAGCAAAACCTTCTGCTTGTATTGGAAATCTTTGATAACTATTACCAGCCCAAACTATCTCTCCATTATCTTTAAGACTACTACCTGCATGAAACCTGTAAATAGTAGTAGCACCATGCAAACTATTATCAAGTTGTAGGGTAAAAAGTTCAATTATTGCTGATGGATTTGTATTCTGAAGATTACTAACAATAGCAGAACTGCTCATGGTTCAAATACCTCTCTAAAGGTTGCTTGGATTGTAGCTCTATTGTTATATGGTATAGATTTTGACCAAGTTTCGCAAACATACTGACCTGCACCAGATAAAGTAATCGAAACATTACCACTATTAGTAGCACTGGCAGCAGCAGTAACAGTAAATACATTTGAATCAGTAACCGAAGCGACAAGAAATGTACCATCAGTTGCAGATCCAGAAGTGTAATCAATAGTAAGTTCATCTCCTACAGCTACACCATGACTTGTAATTGTAATTGTTACTGTAGTTCCTGATTGAGAGTAAGTTCCTGTTTTGGTAAATCCTTCTCCTGGTGGAGTGAAAGTAAAACTAGCACTGTCATTTGCACGACTATCAAGAAATCCTTCTATGGTGTCTGCATCTGTTTCCGATACGTTGAAAGTAAAGTTGAATATCTTGGGATTTTGATGGGCAGCAAGTCCAAATAATATTCTATGCTCATACCCATCTGCAAAACGAATTATTTTAGTATTTGGTGCAGATCTTTTTTGTTGCCCGTATGTTGGAGTGATTGATGGGAAAGTAGCCATTATGCAAGTAAACCTCCAGGTCGTTTTTGCTTAATTAATTCTGTCTCTATAGCTGCTGATAATGCAACCCCTAATGCTCTACCTTCCTCTTCATCTCCTTCTACGTTAGAACCAGAAGCATCTACGTTAACAACAACAGTTGTAGATCCTCCACCCATTATTTCATGGTTAGGAGTAACTCTTCCTGTAACTCCTGGGGTAAATAGTTCTGGTCCACGCTCTCCAACAATATATGATTTATTAGGTTTAGTAACACCACCATTTGCAAAAAATCCACCAATACCAGGAATTGCTCTTAAAAAAGAAGTTGCAGCAAAGTTTATAAGCTGTCTCTGGATCGCTCCAAAAACGCTACGGGCTACATCGCCAAGAGTTTTAGTTCCGTTTATTGCACCTTCGATTGCATCAACAAGACCACCTTGAATAGAATTAGCGATTCCATCATATAATTGTTTAGTTCGTTGAAGTTCTGCTTTTAATCGAACTTGCCTATCTATTTCCTCTTCATCAAATTTAACTCCAGCTTTTCTAGCAGCTTCAATAAGTTTCGTTTTTTCTCTTATAATTTCAGCTTCACTACTTCCTAAAGTTACTGCGTTTTCAAGGAATGTAATTTGATCCGTTAATGATTTAGTTATCTGTTCATATTCCATTCTTGCTAATTCTGCTGCTCTTTTTCTAGCATCTTCCGCATTTTTTGCTTTCATTAACAAGACAATTTGATCGTCTATACTTTTAGCTACATTCCTATTAGCAGTTTCTCTTTGTTTTACTAAATCCATTATTTCTTTATCATCTGTTACTTGTTTTGCTTGAGCTAACAAATTAGATCGTTGGAAACCTAAAATCGGGCCATCTTTACCACCGCCAGCCCTTTCTGCCAACTTTGCTATTTCAGTACCAATTCTTGTAAAGAATTTACTCATTTCATTTGTAAGACTTTGACTACTATCTGCAAATGCTTGTAGAGCTTCAACGCCATCTTGTCCAACTAATTTTGTTGTTTCTTCAACAGCAGCATTGTAAGCAGCTTGTTTACCTTCAGTTTGTTCTATTAATTTTAAATACCTTTCTGTATCCGTTCCTAATAATCCAAAAGATTTTGAAACTGCATCAATATTTAAAGTTTTAGGATCTAATGCTTTACCTAGATCATTTAAGCCTTTGATGGCAGTTGTAAGTTGCTGAAGAATACCAGTAGCAACAAGACCTCCTGCAAAACCTCCCATCTGACCGCCAATCTTAGTCCCTGCAAAACCTCCAGTAAAACCAGCAAGAGCACCTATTGGGCCTTGTCCAAATAACAATGGAAACGCACCAGAGATTAATCCGCTTGTAGCTGCTGCTTTATTGCTTCTGTTGTTGAATTTATCAAGTTTATTTCCTTGAGCTTGTGCTTTATTATTTTTAATTTGTGCATCTGTATTTTTGTTAATTGAAATTGTTTCTCGGCCTAACGCTGCATTTTGTTTATTTGTTGCTGCCAATGCTTCTTTATGTCTTTTAGTTCCAATTTCTAAATTATTTGTATATTCCTCTAAAGCATCTGATACCGCAAACTGAGCATTAGCTGTTTTACCAAATGCTCCTTGAGCTTTATTAACGGCTTTGACAATATCTTCCATGTCTTGCCTATATTTTTTTAATTCATTACGAGCACCTTGTCCTGCTTTTCCTCCTGTATTTCGAGGATTCATTATATCTATCTGACGAATATTATCTACGCTTTTTGATAATTCTTTTACCTTTGCATTTAACCTTTCAAGACCAGATTGACCTTTTACTCTTAAATTTATATTTACTCCGTAATCGGCCACAGTAAAAACAAAACTTTATTTTAGTGTACCGCTTTTAGCGTTTTCTTGCTCGTGATTTATTCTTTGCATCTTCATAGGCTTTATCTTCATATTCTTTCTTTAATTCATAATAAGCGACCCAATTAATATATTCTTCTTGCGTAATTTTACTGGTAAGTTCTTTGATCGTCATTTTTAGTTCTGACGCTAAGAAAAACATAAAAAACCAATCGTTTCTAGCTTTTTAAAGTTGCTTTCGCTTCCTCCAACTTATATTCAGATCCAGAGTTTATCATTGCAAGTTGAATGTCTTGCAAAGTAGTTGCATTTACCTCTCTTCTTAATGACGCTTTGTGACCATCTTGAAATAATCTTTTACCATCTTTATCTAATGCTTTTGTAATCATAAGATTTAAAGCAAAATCATCATTAGTTCCTGAATCTCCAGATTTCGCAACAATCATCTCTCTTTCTGCAATAGTCAATGGATTCCAGTAAATTTCCAAAACTGTTACATCTCCTTCTTTCAATTCATACATATATTTCTGGCTTACACCAAATTTGTTCTTGAGCAGTTCAATCGCTTCCATAAATTTATTAGATTGCTATTCTATTATACTAGGCGTTTGCTGAAAATTGACAAGATATTAGAAGCATTTACTGAAGTAAGTCCATCAATTACAGCTTCAGAAATAGAAGATAAAACAGAAGTACCTTTTGATTTTGGAACGTAAACATTACATTGAATAACACCAGCATAATAATCTGAAGCTGCTCCCTGATTTTGTTGTGTTGACTGAGTAAAGTTCAAACTCATCAAAATATACTTTGTACTTTTTCCAGGTGTAGTGTAATGAACATTGTCATAAACCATCTCAACAGTATTATCTGCTGCTGCAACTGCATCTGTTACTGCTTTTTCAAATGCTGCTCTTGTGTTTACTAAGGTCATGCTTCAAAACTTGTATATGTAGTACCTGAGAACTTCTCAGATGTAGCTCCTCCTATAAATATCTTACCTTTATCTGACATATTTTCTTTTATCAAACGACCTAATTGACCTTGAACAAATCTTTGAATCTCTCCACCCTCTAAAACATATTGAGAATATTCTGCTTTGTTTCCAATAAAAACTGACTTTCTATAATTAAAAACTCGACTACCTGAGCCTACAGGAAATCTTGGTTGAACAACTGGCTTTGGAGGTCTAATTTTTTGCCCTTTAGAAAATGCTTGCCATACTATTTTTCTTTGAGTCGCCCAGGGTTCATAATTTTCTACCTTATGATTGGCTGTTACTGGACTATTTTGTGCCTTCCAGCTAGAAGCAAAAAATCCTGTAAACACAGGCATTGTTGTTGGTTGGGTTTGATTTCGGTTAGATAATTCAAAATGAACATCTTTTATAAGATTATTGAAATCTCTGCTAATCTTTCTATCTAAATCTCTAGGTAAATCTTTTAAAAATCTTGTTGCCATTAGAACCGCACCAAAATAATGAAGAGATATACTTGTCCACCTCTTTTTGTATCAATATCAACTATTTGTGTAACTCTATTTGAGCCAGCGTAGCTTAATGTAATCTCATCATCTAAATCTGCTTGATTATCTCCTATCTGATCTGGTGTTATATACAGCCTTGCCTGTCTCATCTCTTGACCAGTTTCTTCTTCTGATCTAATAAATGATATTGGAACTTTAATACTATAGCTAGTATCAGTTGTAGTCAAAGCTCCTGTAGAGGTATTGTAAGAAGGAGATGCTTTCTTTGTATAAGTAATACTATAATCTTGTGATGTACCTAGTTGAGATACAACACTTTTAGCTGCGTTTTTAAATAATGAATCTAATTGACCTGCCATTATCCTCTAACCACTCTAAGTTGAAAGCTACCAGCACCACCAAGCATATATGCTCCAAGATAACTTTGTAACCACGGGTAAACATCTAGAATATTATTTATAGATCCTGTTCCCTGACTATCAGTATTATATTTGACTTGTAAATCTCCTAATTGTACTTCAGAAAAATTACCATCTTTACCAGTAGTTCCTGTGATAGCATCGGTATCATTTGCTAATGCTCTGGCTAATTCATATTGTGCATACTTAATATTATTTGGAATAGTAGTACAAGCTAGTTCAACTCCATCAACTTGGTAATTTGTTCTTGGAAACTTTAATGCCTGACTTTCGTCACATCTATCACCATAAAAAACTAAAGTATCTATCCATCTTGTAGCTGATATTAATGCTCTTTTCTTCTGGTCATCTGTTTTATTAGTCCAAGTTGAAGAGTCTGGAGAGGTATCGAAATAATCATTAGACTCAGATAAAGTGACATAACTATTAGCTGTTTCACTTTTTA